GCTGTCGCTTATACAGTTGCTGGTCCATTACCAGCAGCAGCTAACCTTGCTACATCCATAGCGATAGATGAAGTATTGCCTGATGACAAGCCAGCTATAAGTGAAATTGAAGAGGGGAATCAAGAACAGATGATAGCATACATAGTACAAAACTTAACAACAACTGTCCTATATATTATTATAGGATTTTTAGTCTTCACCAACGTAGTAGGTCCGTGGGCTGCTCAACGTAGAGCACGTAGAAAAGCTGAAGCTGCAGCGGAAGACCGTAGACGTAAAGACAAGTATGATACAATGAAAGCTGAACTTAATGCTCGTAGAGCTAAAGAATAGTATAAATACTATTGTAAGTTAAGCGATTATTCAAAATTGTTTCAGATGGCAAGGACCATTATACGGTAAAAGACTAACCGGAATAACCAGTTTGATTGCACTCTTACGTTTATTTTAACTAAGGAGAATAACATGTTTAGATCAATGTTAAAAAAATCTATTCATAAATCTCAGCATTGCAATCGCAACTGGGACTTATCGAAGAAGATTCCACAAGAAGATATTGACTTAATTATAGAAGCTGCTACGCAGTGTCCTACTAAGCAAAATCTTAATCATTATAAAACTCACGTAATAACTGATCGTGCCGTAATCGAAAAGATTGAGGCTGCATCATCTATTATGGAGTTTGGTTCTGCAGATAATTCATTCCTAGGCTTTGACGGTGTCAGAGGTTATGATGAAGGAACAGGACCAACCAACTCGCAACTATCAGCTAACCTAGTGTTGGCATTCACTAAAGATACTCCCTACCAGCCAAGCAGAGATGGAGACGAAGCTATTCGTCAATCTGCTGAGACTGATGAAGAGATGGGTAAGCAAGCAGAGACATACAGAGATGACTTGAATCAAGCCGTCGGTATTGCTGCAGGCTATGTTAATCTAGCTAGTGTAATGCTTGGCTATTCTACTGGTTGTTGCAAGTGTTTTGATAGAGCACAAGTTAAAGAAGCTCTAGGTGAGTCACGTGAGCCATTGCTGTTGATGGGAGTCGGTGTATCCGATCCTAAGAGGCAGAGACAAGAACATCACACTGACTCAAGTTTTAGGTTTGGTTCTCATAAGAATATGAGAACATTCGAAACCCATTACGCATAAATTGTTATAAGATATAAACTAGGCCGGTGTCATGACCGGCCTACACCTTAGGAGTGATATGAAGAAGTCTACTAATAGAGATATTAAAAAGGCAATACAGCTACAACATACTAAAGAAAAATTACATGAAATGAAACATAGATACAATCCCCACAAGAAGAGTTTAGTCAAAGCTCTTAAAAACCTAATGAAACGAGAAGAGAGGAAGAATAATTAGCACCATTGGAACTAGGTACGTATTCTTTCATTACCCTAAGACAGCCGGTCAATTCATAAGAAAGTACTTTGCAAATCACCTAGACTTATGGGTGGGAAGCGAACTAATCATCAATCAGAAGAACGATTTTACTAATCACCACGGATATAACCAATGTAAAGACTATATAAGAGAGTCTGATATAACATTCAGCATCGTCCGCAACCCATTCAAACTACTAGAAGATCGCTACTTTTTTTCTAAACAGGAACATGTCTGGGTTAAATTCCCAATGTTTCAGTGGCTACGAGACATCAATACCTTTGAAGAATATATAATGGGTATGCATTTCAAACCAAGGAACTTGCCGCATTGGGGTATTGGCTATTGGAATGTAGGGACTCAATCTGAATTCAATAAGGGATGCAACACCATTCTGAGGTTAGAATCTTTGCAAGGAGATATAGAAAAATTTATACCAATGTCTGTGAGCTGGGGTATTCCATATGACTACAAGGTAAACGCTACCGTATGGGAAGCACCTGAATGGACTTCTGATATGTCGGATATCGTGCACGAATACTTTCACGATGACTTTGAGGCATGGTATTAGGCACGAGTGTGTGTGAGCGTGAGTGCGAACCGCCGAATTCTAGGCACCCCAACTACCTCTATATATTTTTCCATTATAACGAAATACTACTGGGCGCCCGGCACGATACTGAATGCTTTAATGTCTTAACCCCTGGCCTTTATAGAACTATCTTTAGAGCGCGTGGATTGAGACTCCTGTATTATTCTGTTTA